GAGGAGTATCTACATGTCCGCTCTTTCGCGAACGAGAACTATGGGTAGCGAAAACACTTCCTACAAGGTGCCCATGGCCAGAAATGGCACATTGATCACCGAGTATTGGAATACTGAATTCGCTAAATTTACCCAGTTTCCGAAGAAATACAGTAGAATTACTGATATCGTCGGTGCCCGCGGGAAATTTAATCCTGTGGATCAGCTCTCGTTCACTTCCACTGTTGGAAGTATGATTCCTTTCCATGGGTCTGATGGTTCACTATGGACCCCTCTTTATGAGGGTATATGGTTTCCATTCGGAGTCCCAAACACAGGAAAGGATTTTGGCGATTGGACATGGTTTCCGCACGTTTCAGCTGCTACTTTGTCAGATTGGTCTGTTGACGCGTATAACGCGTTCAACACTCAAGTTCCTACGAAAGTTAGTTTACCTAACTTTTTGTACGAACTTAAGGATATGAAGGGTATGATTCCCTCCATAGATCGACTTCATCTGGCCAAGTCTGCTTCGAATAACTTTCTTGCCTTTGAGTTCGGCGTAATGCCGTTCATCTCAGACATTAAAGGTATTCTGGCGTTGAGTGACAATGTGCAAAAGAGGCTTAAACACCTTCTTGAGCAACAGGGTCAGTCATCGAATCTCTCGTTCAATAGGACTCAGGATTTCGAAGGAGATCCATATGAGTTCTATCAGAGTTTGATTCCCTCCGATGCCTTTTTCAAAGCATCGAATAGGGTCCTTTTTAAGCAGATGGGCGCTAAAGCTTCCTTCCATGTGGGAGGTAAGCTTTATCAAGACCTAACGGGTCTTAGCGACTCGCTAAGCACGCTGAAAGCTCTTTCGGCTGCCGGTGGATTCAGTTCTCCAGCAAGGGTGATTTGGAATGCAATTCCATACTCCTTTGTTGTTGACTGGTTTTTCCACGTCGGCAAGCTGCTCGATAGTCTCACGATACAACCCTTTGGTGGGGAATATCGTGTCTCCAACGTAGGTTACTCCCTTAAGCAGGAAGCGACTTACCTTGTGACTGTCGATCTCGAAACGTCTCCTAGAACACTAGGTGTTGTAGGGTACGTTTTCGCGAAGAGTTATGTGAGGAAACTGGGATATCCAGTGACCTCGTTGTTTTTAACCAACGGGGCACTAACTCCGATGCAGCTGGCGTTATCTGCCGCTATGTTTCATCAGAAACATTAGCGGAGACTGTGCTTACTGCCAAGTATAGACGGCTTATCCTTCCGAATGGATGGGGTTTCCCGCCTATTAATGCGAGGTACCAAGATGCTTGCAAATGACCTTACGCTCGACAAAGCTGATGGAACCGACGTGATCTATCGTCTTGTCTCTTCAGACAATACGGGAACACGCCGGATCGACATCGCTTCGACGCTTGCCCTTCCTGCTACGCTTGTTATCAAGCATAGTACGACGGGTAAACCGCCAAACGTTGTCGACAGACATCTTGTTCAGTTGAACAAGACTCTGGCATCAACCCTTGGTAGCGTAACTCTGAATGCCAACTTTACGTTGACTATTCCGAGAGACGTTGCCGTTACCACGGCAGAAGTCCATAATATTGTTTCCAATATGTTGGATTTTCTGACCGATGGTACATTAACGGGGTTCGTCGCAACGACGAATGTCGATGCGTTGCTTCGTGGCGAGTCTTAACAACCCGCCCTTGGCTGCTCTATCTGGTTTTGGCTTCAGAAACTGAAGCCAGTGTAGAGCTACTCGCGGTCATGGTCAGCTGCGGTGCAAGCTATTGGTCTTGGAGGTATCACCTTGAAAAAGGGACACCGGAAGAGCCAAGTGGAGTTTTATCTCCGCCTGCATGCACAGTTGATTCGGAGCGATCCTCTCGAAACCGTAATGTCAGAACAATTGTCCCTCGTTAGGGATCTCGAGTATTTACATACTCGAGTATCTAACGAAGGCCTCGCCTTCTTGACCAAGACTCTCCCATTACTGGGAAAAGCCTTTGATCGAGCATTGGTGAGTGGCATCTTCAACGCCCCACTGGGATTTAAACGATCCCATTGGTCCGCAAGTATACCCGCATTTCTGCAGGCGTACTTTAAGATGTGTTTTGACACTCATGGTTTTCTTCTGGACGTAGCACCGATCGGGGCCGTAAGGCATATCCGACAGGTACTCTATTTCGCGTATAAACTCGAGACTCCGTATTCGGAAGATGACAACTCACGAGTTATCGATGAGTTTGTCGCTACCGATGCGAGCCTTGCAGTCTCTGATGATCCTCTTGCCCTTGATATATTATCTCTGGCAAAGATTATCACGAGGAAGGTCTTTGATGGTTTCGACCATAAAGAAATTCAACCGCGACATGGTCCAGGAGCAGTGGCTACCGGTGAACAGCTTGAAGAGAAATGGATATTTTCCAGACTCTACAATGCTATACACCAGGTCTACCCCTACTACAATTATTACATTGTGGGAGGGGTTCGTGAACTTACCGATCGATTGGACTGGTATCGTTCTTTGCGCCGCCTCGAAAGCGGTTGTGCAAAGGTGGTACTCGTTCCAAAAGATTCCCGCGGTCCGCGACTCATCTCCTGTGAACCATTGGAATACCAATGGATTCAACAGGGTTTGGGTCGGAAGCTGGCGGAGTATCTTGAGTTCGTTTCGACGTACACAAGACACCACATCAACTTCACGCGTCAAGAAATCAATCGTGGCCTTGCTCAGACTAGCTCTGCTAGTCAACGCTTTGCTACCCTTGATCTCAAAGATGCGTCAGACAGGGTTTCACTCGAACTTGTTCGTAGAGTGTTTGAACGCACTCCTGAACTACTCCGAGCATTAGAAGCCTGTCGGACGACGGAGACTAAGCTACCAGATGGTAGAGTCATTACCCTTAATAAATATGCTCCTATGGGTTCAGCTTTATGCTTTCCTGTAGAAGCGTATATCTTTTGGGTAGTGGTTGTCTCTGCGGTAATTAACGGTAAAAATATGCC